CTTATTAATTACCCTACCACCTGTGGGGAAGTCGGGTCCTGGCAACATAGGCTCCTTCCCCGCCAGATAATCCTCAATAGCCTGAGCTACTTCACGAAGATTATGCGGTGCCCATTTACAAGCCATCGCAACACCAATACCTTCATTCGGATTGCAAAGAAGGTTAGGGAAGATTGCGGGAAGGGTGACAGGTTCATCAAGTGTTTCATCATAGTTAGGAATGAAGTCAACATTACCTTTCTTCAATCCTGCAAGTAATCCATCTTCAGAAAGCTTATTTAGACGGATCTCTGTATAACGCATAGACGCGGGACCGTCACCTGTGATATTACCACCGTTACCATGAAAATCAAGCAGCGGATAACGCATTACCCACCACTGGGACAATCTTACCAGCGCACCGTAGATAGAACTATCACCGTGCGGATGGAAGCTTCCCATAACATCACCCACGAGCTTAGCACACTTAACGTGTTGCTTTGAAGACAAATAACCTGAGTTATATGCTCCATAAAGGATACGTTTTGCAACAGGCTTAAGACCAGACTTAGTATCAGGAATAGCACGATCTGTGTTTACGGCAACCGCATACTCTATGAAGTTAGTACCTAATTCTTTTATAACGTCATTCTGCATTATATGTTGCCTCCTCACTATGATTCTTAATATATTCCTTACGCGGGATTACTGCGGTTCCCATCAGTTCCTCAAACAGTTTATCCGCCTTCTTAATATCACTTACCGTCACCTGCTTAATAATTCTCACATCAGGATTAGTAAGAATATCAGTTTCATCTTCGTCCAATTCACCAAGACCCTTCATACGTCCAACTACATACTTCTTTCCCGCATGAGCTTTACGATATTCTTCAAGAGCTTGGTCATTCTTCAGATAGATGTAGTTATCTTTTCCTTCTGTGATTCTGTAAAGCGGGGGGACGCCTGCGTATACATAGCCTTCCTCTATTAACTGAGGACAGAAGTTCCAGATAAATGTATAAAACAGATTCTTAATATGCGCACCATCAACATCGGCATCACTCATAATAATAATCTTACCATAACGAAGATCATCTACATCATAAGTCAGCTTCATTGTTTTAGGATCAACCTTTAATCCAAACGCATCAATCATTGTCATAATCTCTGCATTTTTTCTAATCTTATCAAGAGTTGCTTTCTGAGTATTCAGAATCTTACCTCTTACCGGCATAACTGCCTGGAACTCGTTGTTACGTGCCATCTTTAAATTACCAGATGCACTATCACCCTCTGTGATATAAATTTCACATTTACTTCTATCTTTAGAGTAGCAATCCGCAAGTTTACTATCAAACTTTAATGCTTTCTCTTTCTTCTTATTCATCCCGCGGGCAGTTTCTCGTGCTTTTTTAGCTGCTTCCCGCGCTTTTTTAGCATTAATAGCTTTATCAAAAATTATTTTAATATTTTTTTCATTTGTGTTAAAATAATTTTTTAATGCAATAGTAGATAATTTTTGTACATAAGTTCTACCTTCAGAAGAACTTAATTCTTCTTTATTTTGACCTTTAAAAACTGGATCAATCATTTTAAAATTAAGGATTAAAATTTGTCCTTCTTCAAAGTCTGATCCTGTTAAGTTTTCATCTTTATCTTTTAACCATTTTTTCTCTCTTGCGAATTGATTTAAACAAGAAGTCCATGCAGTTTTAAATCCAGTTAAATGAGTTCCTTTTTCTTGAGGAATATTATTTGTATATAATTTAATTAACCCATTATAACTTGAAACATATCCTATTGCTACTTCAACTTGAAAATTACCTTCTTGTTCAGAAAAGTAAATAGGGTCACATAGCATTGTCTTTCCATTACTTAAATATTCAATATAATCAAAAAGACCATTTTGTGATAAATATATATCCTCTTTATTATGTACTTTATATATGAAAGTTAATCCTTTACAAAGATAACTAAATTCTCTAATTAAAGTTCTTAATTTTTCAACATCTACTTTAATTGTTTCAAAAATTTCTGCATCAGGATAAAATAATACTGAAGTTCCATGCTCTTTACTTTTTTCTTCTTTATAAGAAATAAAAGAACCTTTACTAAATTCAACTATTTCTTTAACACCTTCTCTTGCGGTAGTTACAACCATCTTTGTTGATAATGCATTGACAGCTTTACCACCAGTACCATGTTCTCCACCTGAAGTATTATATCCTGTTTCACCAGTAGCATTATTGAATTTACCACCTGTATTTTGTATTCCAAAACAAGCTTGTAATATACTACATCCTGACTCATGTTTTCCGTGAGGAATTCCTCTACCATTATCTTGAATATAAATGCCACCGTCATCTTTAAGCTCTATAATAATTGTATCGCCAGCTCCATTTAAATATTCATCAATACTATTAGAAATAATTTCTTTTATACAGTGATGCAACCCATTAATATCTTTTGAACCAATATACATTCCAGGATATTTTCGTATATGTTCAAAATAATCTAATGATTCAATACTTGAAGCATCATAATTATTCATTATTATTCTCCTCTTTTACTATAAATTTACTTGTACTAGGAATTAAATCTTGAAGATTTAAATTATTATATTGAGTATATGGAATTCTTATCAAAATAATATGATTATTTTTACACCACTCATTTTTTATATTATCATAAATTTTTTGAGATTTCAATTTTTCTTGACCTGTTATTTGTTTATCTCCAAATGACATAGGTTCAAAATGCTGTTCTCCATCATATTCTATTAAATATTCATTATTTACATAAAAATCAAATTTCATCATATTGCCTTTTGAAGAAACACATGATTCAAATTTCTTTTCTTGTTCATATTTGATATTATTATCAGAAAGTAAATGTTGTATTTTTAATATTCCTTTACTAATATTCTTCCAACAAGAACAAGGATTATTACCTCTCCTTCTAGTATCAGAAATGAGATAGGCAGGTATTTCTTTATATTGTTTTTTACAATTCTTACATTCTATAATCCAATATAAAGAATTTGTATTATCTTTTTCATTAGTGGCATATAAGAAATTATAATATGGGTTATTTGTTTTAGTATAATCTTTATAATAACTTTTTGAGCCAATTTCTTTACATAATTTTTGATGGATTTCTTTATTGTAACATCCACAACTTTTAGTATGACCAGACTTTACATTAGAATAAGGTATTAAAACTATATTGCCACATCTGCATTGACATATTGCCATTGCTTTTCTTCCTGATGTATTTGGGCCTCTATCCAAAACTGTCAAGTAATTAAAATTTTCACCTTTTTTCATGGGTGATTTTCCAATAGGGATAGATTCAATTTCTTTTCCGTTTGATAAGATATATTGCATTATTTTCCATACTCCTTTATTATTTACTATAATATATGAAAAATATAATAACAATATTAAATAATGTTACCCAAAATTTCTCTTGAGAAATTTTACTCCGGCCATGTTTCTACATACTCCTTTATTTTATCTACTTGTTCAAGTGCTTCTTTCTTTGTCATCCATTTCATATCCATTTGCTTAGGGAGTAAAATGAATGGAATGTTTTCTCTATTAAAATACTCTTCTAATGATTTAGATAGTTCCATAAGTGTATCAAGATCTATATTTCCTAAATCATAATACAAAACAGGAAATTTTTCTTCCATTTAGCAATTTCTCCTTCGATTTTTTTCATATATTATAATTATACCAAAATTTTCTAAAAAAGTCAAAAGAGAAGCAATTATACTTCTCTATCGCTTGCAAAATTATATATGTCGTTCAAAGAATATCTTTTCATGAGAGTTTTGTATTTAGTGATGTTATTAGTAGCAAGAGCATCAGCTAGTTCATTTCCAAGTAATCCATTATGCCCTTTAACATGAATTACACTTACTTTATGTGCAGTTTGCATTAATTCATATACTTTTTGTACTAAATCTAAATTTTCTACTTCTTTACCTTTACTATTACACCATCCATTTAAAGCCCAATTCCACATCCAGTCATTAATCATATTAACACAATAAGCAGAATCAGAATAAATGTTCATATTTCCTTCTTTATAATGTTCAAGAACATAAATAATTGCCTCTAATTCCATACGGTTATTGGTAGTATATTCAAATTGTTTAGAGTGTGTGCATAATATATCTTGGTCCATGAGGCATATGACACCATACCCGCCAGGACCAGGATTTCCGCGAGTTGAACCATCTGTATAAAAATTTAATCTTACTAACTCCATATTTTTTCACCTATTTTCTCATTTTTTATATTATATCATAATTTTTTAAGTAAGTCAATATAGACAAAAAAATAGGAGTTCTGCATAAGCAGAACTCCTAAAAATTAATTAATTCTCTCGGTATAATCAAGACAAATCCATCCAATACCAGATTTTAATTTACCCCAATTATCTTCCTGATCGATGATAGTATAAATGCCACCCTTCTTCACAGAATCCTTAACATCATAATCTGTACTTGGACCAGATCTTACATTAACTACATCTGCAATTATACGAACCTTAAAGGTTGGCTCGATGATTTCTTTCTTTTGTTTCTTAATAAGATATCCATCTTGATCAAATGTACAATAGTATCTGTCGATTAATACAGTTTCATCTTTTGGATACCAGCCTTTTTCATCTTGGAATTTCTTTTTTCCTTCTCCTAAGGTTACCCAATATCCTTTATATTTATAAGTCCATTTACCATTTGCACTTAGCCAATAATATTCAGTTCCTTCTGAAGTAGTAATCCACTCTTTTTGAGCCATAATACCATCTTCAAATAAGAAATACCAAATACCATCAACTTTAACCCATCCAGTTTTCATTTCTCCTGTATCTGGATCAAGATAATACCATAAATCTTCATACTTTAACCATCCAGTTTTCATACCGCCGCTTGATTTAAGATAATATCTTTTACCTTTTAAATCAATCCAACCTTTTTGCATTTCCCCTCTTTGATTAAAGTAATACCATACATTATCAATCTTTTGCCATTCAGTTACTTTATTACCATTGTCATCATAGTAATACCAGATACCATTCTTAAGTACCCAACCTTTCTGATTCTCAAGTAATTCAGTTACTTCTTTACGAATGTCATCCATGCTTTTCCCTAAAATCTTTGGGAACCAATCATAGATATCACCATGACCACTACCAAGACCAAGAAGATATGAATCCCAGTGGCAGATAATAGTAGGTACTGTGATACCATTTAGAGTTGTTTTACCATTTGGATCAATGTTATATGTTTCGCATAAGTAAGCGGTAAGTGCTACCGCCTCATCCCATACATCTTGAGCATATTGTTTATTTTTCTTTGCATCTTCGCAGATTTCAAATTGAATCCATCCATCATTACATGAACCTTTCCTACCAGCCCCGCATCCCCAAGGACGGAAATCCCAGGGCATTGATTGAACAGTTCCAACAGAACCATCTGCAAATTTACCTACCCAACAATTTAGTCCAGCTTGCTTTGTAATATGGTTCCAGTCGTTGCCATATCTATTCTTCCCTAACTTAGCAATAGCTTCTTTATAGTTTGCATCAGTTGCAAGAGGCTGAACATAGCGGCTTAACCATACATTATCGCAGCCTGTATCATGCCAAAGTACGCCTTTGATCTTCATTCTGCGAGTATTCTTATAGCAAGTGGAATTTGTCATCATACATATATATGGACTCCACTTCTTATTCATCTTCGCTTGGGCCTCCTACCTGTGGATCTGCGGTCGCCGCCATTTCACCTGATTGGTCTTCTTCATATGCGGTAGGTTCTGGACCGAACTCCTCACTAATTCTTCTGTTGTTGTCAAGTAAATCCTTAAATTCATCAAGAGCTTTATCTACCATTGCGGAAAAGGCGTCGTATTTTATGAATATTGCAACAGCAGGGAATTTAGATACAAATAGATCATATACATATCTAATCTTCATCTGACCTGTACCAGAACCAAGTTCCTTCTCTGCTTGAGCAACCGCCCATACAAGCCACTCTTGAATTTTATTAAGCTGATCTTTACCTGGAGTCTTAATCCAGATGTAGATTTTGATTGATGCTACTGCGATAATTGCAATAGCTGCCACTACTAGGTACCAATAGGTAGCTAAGAAAGTAAAAAATGCCATATCGCTTCACTCCTTTACATTTTTTCTGCTAATTCAGCAATTTTTGATCTATGACAAATTGGTAAAGTTACTTCACCATATAACGATGAACCTCTAAATACTTCTGAAACCCTACGGAGTCCATTGGAGTCATTTGCATAGATGGGAAGGTCAACTTGAGTGTTATCGTCACCATCTAATATACAAATTGAATCATCTCCAATACGTTGTAAAGCAAGTTTCATTAGATCTATGTTGAGATTTTGAGCTTCAGTAATATATATACCTGCATTCATTCCTGTTGTATCAAAACCTCTTATATCAGACATCGGCAATAGAATAAGAGTACCTTCAGCAATCATACGTTCAATTTGAATACGATCACCTAGCTTTGAGATAAGAAAATTTCCTATTTGAGAATCAAGTAGTTTTTCGGTGCGGGAGCCGGGATAAAATCCTAATTTAGCACTTCCCGCAGTAGCCACTGTATTACAGAAAATGATAATTTTGTTAATATTACCATTTTCTAATTGATTAAAAAGATAACCTAATGCTAAGTAACTTTTACCTGTTCCCGCCTTACCACGTAGAACAGTAATTTGATTATGCTTTAGACTCTCTAATGCAAGTTTCTGAAATATATCTAAAGGTTTAACTTCACCAAACATTTTTGATTTACAAGTGCCGTATTGTATTTGTTTAAATTCACCTTCCCGCCTTACAAAAGCATCAATGTATTTGTCATCTTGTTGAATTATAACATATTCGTTTTCTAATACGGATGAAAAGTCTTTAGTGAAAATTTTGTCATATACTAAATCTACTTCTTCTGTTGTATGACAATCTTGAACTATATATCCTGTATAATTTCCTTGATTTTTAACTATGGGAATTTTAACAGTAAGTCCAATGCTTTTCGCTATATTTCTGCAACTTAAATCGTCTGTTGCAAAGACTAAATCTGGATGTGTTTCTGAATAAACGAAAGCGGAAATAATAATTTTTGTATCATTATTATCAATTAAAATAGGATTGGGTTTAATATAAGCGTCATCCCAATCCTTTTGATAGTTTACTATTGTATAATTGTCAAATAAATTTAATAATCGTATTACTTCTTTTGCTTTGTGTTTAATATTTTCATCTTTTACTTTTGAAGTTTTTATTTCTTCTAATTCTTTTAATGTGATATTACTTATGACAAATTCTTCTTTTCCTATTATTTGAGAATTGTTCAATAGACTGCATGTATCATAAAAGATCATTAAAAAACGCTCCTTCCTGATATATATTATAATATATATCAAAAAGAAGCGAATATTTTTAATCAATTTTGTCCTTTTCAGATGGAACGGATTTTAAAGCGGCGATACCTTCCTGAATGAATTTCATCTGAGCATCACGAGCACCTCGATCGATGTTTTTTAGGCGGTTATAGGTTTCGCGGGATTTGATGGCAGCTTTAATATTCTTGCGATATTCTTCTCTTTCATAAAGTAATTCTTCAAGTTCTCTATTCATAGCATTAAGAAGGTTCTTTGCTTTCGCTTGAGTCTTTGGATCCTTGTAATAAGACTTAATGAATCGCATTAATCCTTTAATTTCTGCTCTTTTTAATGCAATTTTTCTATTAGTGTATTTAATCATTGCTCGATCTTCAGCAATACTACATCCAATCCATTCAGAAGGTTCTCCCTTATCTGCTTCGTGATTAAAATAAGAATCACCTTCAAATTGACCAATATTAGTTTTAATGATACAATCAGTATTTCCATCTCCACCTAATAAATTAAAGATAAATTCTTTTTTTACATTTTTCATATTTTGATTTCCTTTTGTTTTTGATTTTTTTCAAACCCTTTTAAATATTATCTCAAAAATTTTTCCAAAAGTCAATGTTGCCGTCATACTGCCTTAAAACAGTCGTTCACTTCTTTTTGAATATCTTTGATGATAGTATCAAGATCAACAGGGAAATTGTCGTGTGCATCAAGAGCTACGTTATACATATAGGGACGTCCTTCGTAGAACTTAGTCTTGCTATGTGTATGTCCAAACAGATTAAGCACACGACGTTTAAGGTCTTTGTTCTCGTCAAGGTTTGATGTAAGTGTTGGGTAGTGACTAAGGTAGAAGTGATAGCCTTTGTACTTGAGTACACTTGCGTATCCTGCACAATCAAACTCACATATCATCATCATCTGGCGGGCGTCCGTGTCGTGATTACCCCAGATTATGTGCTTCTGACCCGGCAGCCGCCGCATCAACTTCATTCCCTCTTCGTTGTTATTAAGGAAGCAATCTCCAAGAATAAAGAGATCATCATCCCAAGCTACTGTGTCGTTAAAGTTTTTAATTATTGCGTCATTCATTTCGTGAACAGATTTAAACCCTCGTGGACCGTAGATAAACTGGCGATCATGCATGAAATGAAGATCTGAACTTAGCCAAATTTTATTCATTTTATTTAACCTCTATCTTTTATTGTAAAAACATTATCACAATCTTTGCATAATATATCATATGCATTATGTGCATGTTTATCGTCATAAGTATATACTAATATCGTTATTGTATTATGCGATCCGCATTTATCACATTGAAAACCATCACATTTATGAAACATATTTGTCATATATTTATTACACTCCCATGTTTTCCTGTATTTTTAAATGCTTTTATAAATCTATCTATAAATTCCGAACCATCATTTAAAAAGATAGCATAATCTGCTTCGATACAGATTCCTTGTATCGCTTTACCTATATCCTTATATTGCTTTGTAGAATAGGGAAGGCCTCTTTCTTGCGACCATATATAGGACAGCGGGAAAGGTGGCTTCATGACGCCACAATGCCCGCCTATGACCGTAAAGAGGTACCTCCCGCTGGTCGTAATGAGTTCATTAAATTCTTTATCAAGTGCTTCAAAATGAGCAGGATTATCTCCGCTCCCGCCAATCACCGCAACTTTCATTTACACACCCTTTACTGTATAAACTCTGTCAAGATATTCTTCTACGCCAACATTAGGAGCATGATAACGATGCTTCATGTTATACATACTCTGATCAGGTACACGAGTTATTCCTTCTCTTGCCGCATTACGCTCCATACATACCTCAAAAGGAGTATCTATTACAATAGCGTAACAATTCTCCGGCTGAACTTCAAGATTCTGAATAAACCATTCGCGACTCTTCTTATTGATGAAAGTTGCATCCGCGATAACAGTTCTTCCCGCCCGCAGATACTTTTCTACTCTCTTGCAGAACTCCTTAAATACTTCATCTTCGTGATCAAAATAATGTGCCTGATCTGATACATATTCATATCTAACTGCATCTCTTGAAACATATCCCCATGTAGGATTCATCTCGAGTACTTTCTTAGCATATGTGCTCTTCCCGCTGCCAGGAATACCCACTAACATAGCTAAAGTACCAATCTTAATCTTTTCATTCTTCTTCATAATCAATCACCCCCGCACTTCTCATATTATGTATCTTTTGTTTAAAATCGCTTAAAGGAATTACTCTTTCCCCATCTTTAAAGTTACCCATTTCAAATTCTAATTTAAACCATCCCAGATTGTATCTTGCTCCATAAGGTCTAATTTCTGCCATATTTGTTTCTTTTCTACAATGTATGCAATACATTCGCTTAAGATGACCAGGTTCCCGCGTCTGTCCTATATTGCGACTAATTGGGATATTCTTTTTCCCGCATTCAGTACAATACATCTCCGAAGTTGCCATGTGACTTTTGTTATTTTGTCTTGCCATTGATTATACCACATCCTTTCTAAAACTTTATTTTCTAAATATATTATATCAAATTTTTTCAAAAAAATAAAGCAAGACAATAAGTCTTGCTTTATTTAAAAATTAGTCATTTCTATGTCGTCTATTGTATTCTCTTCGCCATCTTCTATCACTCATCTTTTCAAACAGCTGCCCAAAGCCATAAATTGTAAGTGCGACAAGTATAATTACGAGTACAATTCCAATCGGAATCCAAAGTGGGGCTGTTACCCACCACCAAGACCAAGTAATAACCTTGCAAAGCTTAAGGATGAGAAATACAAGGAAAAGCAGAAAAGCCGGTCCACCAAGTTCGATACTTACATTAGTTTTGTTATTCATTTAGTCACCTCCATGATACTTTGCAAGAAATTCATTAGATACCGCCTTAAAAGATCTCTCTCCGTTTACGTCACGGAATACAAGACCTTCGCGTTCCTTTCCATCTACCATAGACTTATCTGTTGCAATAGCAAGTAGTTCGTCGCAAGTAGCAGGCATCTTAAAGTCAGCGTTTACGATAGGAACACAAGGGATTGCATATCCAAAAAGAGTTGCTTTCATTAGAGTTGGATTTAAACGATACACAATTCCGTTTCTACGTCCGTAGATGAGATTGAACGCCATAAAATCATGCCCCTTTATAGAGTAATCTCTCTTCTGAATACCTTCTCCATAAGTCTCGCCCTGAAGAGTTACAAATTCAAGACCTGGATCTTTCTCAAGCATATCCTGAAGCACTGTCTTTACATCATACTTCTGTGCCATTTCAAGATATACATTAGACTCGTAGAAGCACTTATCTTCCTTCTCAGGAGTATCAAAACATACATTACGAGAACATACATAGAAGTCAAACTTCTTCTTACCAAGACGCTTCATCGTAAATGTAGTGGATGTTCCATCGATCTTCTCAGTTGCGATCCAGCGTGCATCATGCCAATCAGCTGCCTCGAATACCCAAGGCATGCATTGAATTCTCTCTTCGTCAGTCTTTTTTACCCATGCCGGCCATGTTCTCTTATCCTTCTTCTTACCGAAGAAGAAGAACATTACCTTCTTACCCCAAGTTCTCTTCATCATCCAGCGCGCCCACTTCTTCTTGAAAAGCTCAGGATGACGCTGAGCCATCTTCTTATACTTATCAGGTGAAGAAGCCTTACGCTTGTTATCCTCTGCGGTTGCATATGTGATACCAAGTTGAGATGTAAGGAAGCGGGAGTCGTCCTTTACGGAGTGGATCTCGCCCTTGTCGTCCTTAACTAGTTCTCCCGCAACATTCCAGCCAAAATCCTCCGGTGCCATAAGCAGACCCTGAGAGTAAAATGTCTTAAACTTCTGTGTCTTTACCTTATAATGGTACTTCTCAAGGAAATCAAAAGGCTCCTTCTCAGGTGTCTTAGAGTCGATCTCAATGTAGATACCGATAGAACCTGGCTTAAACACATCCTTCTTTACCATTGTGCGCCATCCGCCTACTACCGCACATTCAACACGATCCTTGCCTGGGATAGGCTCGATTGCATCAACTATGATTAAGTAAGCAAGCTCGCGCTCGTTCTTTGAGTTTAACATGATTTAATCACCTCCAAATTTTTCTTCAAGTTTTTCAAGTGCCTGTTCCGATAAATCAATAGGCACCTGTATGAAATCATCTTGAAATGCCTGTTTAATCATCTCACAAGCTTTTTCATCAAAATTTAAATTCGCTTCAAAATCAGGATTCTGCTGTCGCAAGGTTTCAAGAGTGGCATATGCATTAACAAGAGCCTGAAAAGTTTCTTCTTCAATAAGTGCAAAATCTCCCATTTCTTTGCTCCTTTCATATTTTCTATAATTATTATAACAAAATTTTTCAAAAAAATAAAGCAAGATTATTAATCTTGCCTTATATATTTTAATCCTTTATATATATCATTACTTGCAAGGAAATGGTTTAAATTTAATACTGCATCATTAAATAACATAAGCGGTTGCCGCCCTTCCCATTTAGGATAGACTCTTGTTTCATGGTAATGTCCCCAAGCCCAAAGTTTATATGGCGGGAGTTGATATTCAATTTTACCAAGATATTCTTCCATTGAAGTATCTACCATGGATTGGTCAATGTCTTTAAGGAAGAGATCGGTTGGGACATAGACTTTTGGACAAGTGTGTGAAAGGACGATATCAGGAGGGTTATGAGTAGAAATTAAATGCTCCCCTCTTTCACGTTCATTTTCACTTAATTGCTCATTCTCGAACCAAGGTAATTTGTTTTTAATACGCCAATATTTATCAACGGAATATGCACCTGGTATTATAAGAGTAGTTTGTCCTAATATTTTATAAAAGAAAACTTTATCCATAGCATACTTTATATATGGATATTTATTTTCTACATAAACGGTATTGTCGAAATATGATTCAACGTGCCAATTTACACTATCATTATTCATACAGTCAGTAGGTCTTGCATCATGGTTCCCACGGATAACGAAATATGTTATATGATATTTGCCAAGTTTTTCTTTAAAATTGCGGTCGTGGTAATCGAAACAAAAATTTCCGCCAAAATCACCTAATACTATCATTGTATCATTGATGGTTTGTTTACCTTGATTCCATTCATCAAAATCACGAATTGGCTTAAATGAACCATGAAGATCGCCAATTAAATATACTTTACCCATATTTTTCACCTCATTTCTATTTATATTATATCAAAATTTTTTAAAAATAGCAATAAAAAATGCGGGAAAGTGCTTAATTTCTTGCACTTTCCCGCTTATTTAACTATGAGCTAACTCATATGGTACAGTAGTTACTACCCAATTTGTTTGGTCAAAAGGACATGGTGTAGTTACTGCAATTACACATCTCCATAATAAACCTTCGTTTATACAATAATCACCAATTTTATATGTTTTAATAGGTGAGTATTGTTCTGTTGAATTAGAGTCATTCGGAGTTACTTCTGTTGGTGGTAACTTAAACACTGGGCATCGCCATTCTGTTGTATCAGAGAAGCTAATGAATTTTTGTCCATTTATTTTAAATATATTACCTGGAGGATCAACTTGTCCAAGCACTTGTATATAGATATATTTACTCCATACACCGTAATTCAGATACGTCTTTTGTAATGTTACTGTTAAAGGAGCAACCATCATTTTAGTGTGAGGAATTTCGACACCGACACTAATATCACCTTGAGTGTTGTCAACATCAAAATAATAATTATCAGTAATAGTTTTATCTATAATTTCTTGTGTATCATCATTTGGATCAAGTTTATAAATAACTTGTGTTGCTGCTTTTTTATCTCTCCAAATAAAATGCCAATATTCATCTTCGTCTGTTGGAGTTGCTATTACTAATCCATTTTCAAGTGGATTTTCTCCATCTACTATTTCAACGTGTTCTGTTGGAAGAACGTGATCTTCTTCAATATAGTTATTTTCACAACAGAATGTTAAATCCGTTACAGAAAAGTCACTTGCAACAGGTGATAGATATAAAGCAAATCCATTATCTGCTAATTCAACAAAGATGCACCCACATTTTTTACCATTAGTAAAATCTGTTAAATTATGTTGAAAAGTATTTTCACCTTGAGAATTTTTAAAGTTAATAGTGCCTGATGAATCATATGACCAATAGCATAATGAGTTATTTGGTGTTTGATCATATGTAATTTTATTATTTGCTATTGTAAATCCCCTTGCTATTAAGAAAGTTTGGAGATCTGCCCATGAGTTTAACACTCGTTTATATAAACCGCTCATGTTTTATCTCCTTTCTTAAGTTGTAGATGGGGGAAGTTCAAATATATAATTATCAAAAGCATTGAGGAAATTACGTCCATCGAAGCTGAAGAAAGTTGCATCTTCAAGTTGTTGAGGGGCGGTAGTCAGAAGGTAAACGCCATCAATGTAGCTATTGTCGTAGGGGAGTTTGATCATAGAGCAGATATTATTATTAATATTAGTATAAGTAGGTTCATTGTATGCGGTTGAGCCATTATGTGTTCTAATAAAATTAGAAAGAAATGGCAAATCTATAACTTTCCCATCACCAAAATCAATAATATGATTATAAACACCTCCGCTACTTGAAGTATAAGTACTGGTGGAATAAAATATATAAGTCCAATTTAAATTCCCTTTACAAGGAGGAATTCCAATAAAATTAACGGTACTTGGATAGGCTTGATAAGAATATCCTATATCATTTGTACTATAAACTTTAGTATTTAAACTTGGTGTTGGAGTATTTATATTATAAAAATAATCTCGTTGATCATTAGCATTAGTTTGATCAATATTATATTTAGCAACATTAAGAGCTGCTTCAGCTCTAATATTTAAAAGAAATCCATTATTCTTTAAAGGTAAAAAAACAACTGTAGCAGATGTTGTATTATTATAAGGTCCGACAGCAGAACTCAATCCACCATATGCAATATTATTATCACTGCGATGAAATCCTATCATATTTAGTGTTCTTATTCTACTAGTGCTATAACTTGGTACACTTTGAACAAAATAACTTTGTTTTTTTGCATCTAATGAATATCTAAAATTTAATGAAGTATTGTTTCCCCAATCATAATTTATCTTACTTCCATCTAAATTACAAAATCCGAAATTATTTAAATGTTGATTATGAAAGGATAATGTATCTAAATCTGCTGCTGTATAATAATGTCTAAATATCTTCATTCATCCACCTCCTTTTATCTCGTATAAATCTCAACAATCTCAAAATCACCAACAATAGTAGATGCAAAATAAGCACCTTTGCCATCAGTAATATCAACACTTAAAGTAGTTTCTTCATCAAAACTACCTTCCACATAACTCGTTCTATAAGCTCCAGTAGTTACGAGTTCAGGCAGTTTACCTCTATTATCACTATAATTACCAATTTGATAATATATAGTATCACCTTCATTAACAGGAGCCACAGTAATATATAACGTACCTCCCGCCTGACTAACTCCACCTGGAGCAAAATAAATACCTTCTACATTTTCTTCTCCATTAGATATGAAAGTGCTATTATCAACACCACATAAACCATATCCAAAATCTGGATTATAATGTCCATTTTGATATAAATAGGTAGGAGGAAGTGCTTCCGCAAGAGAACGCATTTCAGTATTTGCATACAGAATAGTAGGATCTTCCTCAGTTCCACTTGGGTTATTGGTTAAGCTGGCTTCTTCTGTAAGTTGTGATTTAATAGTAGTCATGGCTACGTTCACATTACCATATCCAAATTGTTTTTGAAATACGCTAAGGTCATTACGTTCTGCCCATTGAGATGAAACTGCATCCGTATCTTTTGTATTAAATGGGTTAATTGTATCAGTCCCACTTGTATAATATCCATATCTACCTTCAGAAGTAACACCAAATTTAAAGTAAATATCATCACCTTGATAAGTTGATTTAAGCCTATTTTCAAGATCTGCTACACGTGCAGTTAAGGCATTAACTAATGCTGTTGTTTGATTAGTGAATGAATTAAACGCATTTGTTATAGTCTTATTCATTAATGCATTAGTTGATGTAGTTGACATTTCTTCATCAAGAGTAATAATACCTGTACGAAGCCAGTTAAGGAAATCATCTTCTGTTCCGGTGTAACCTTGTTCAATCCATATATCATATGCGGATTTACCATCATCACCTTTTAACGCGGCGGTCTGTTCAGGGGTGAGTACGACTTCACCCATTGGACCTTGAGGTCCCTGTATACCTTGGATACCTTGAGGTCCTTGTACACCTTGAGGACCACGAATTTGTTCAACCTGTTCTGGTGTTAAGGATGAAAAGTCGATTGTTACAGAACCTGCGGGACCTCGGGTATTGATACCTGACTTAAGACCATTAATATATACATCTCCGTTATTGTCAATGTATAGTTGGTCTCTATCCCATAAAGATTGGTCACCGCTATATTCACCATGTGGCATAACAGTTAAATCTTTTTTATAAATGTCACTTGCTTTCCAAAAGTCTTTATTTTCAGCTAACCATGGATTGTGATTGATATTATTATTTGAAAGACTTTTGAAGATTACATTTCTGAAGTAACATTGATCGCCATAATTGTATCTATGTGCTGGATCCCACTCTTGAGGAAGAGTAGGGTTAGGTGTCATAGCCATTATTCATTTACCTCCTCTTCCTCTTCGTCATCATCATCATCGCTATGATCTTCTCCATCATCAATAAGCTTAATGTAGAATTGATCGTTTTTAATACCATATGTGTAGATATGTGCAGGATAATCATCATCAGGAATACGACGTGGATCTCCTAATGCGGCAACAGCTGCCTCAAGAGCAACAACCCTTGCTGTAAGTGCGGTAACCTGGTTTTGTAGATTTGCTAACCCAGGAATGTTAAGTGTACCTTGACTTACATTAACACCAAAAGAGGTGAATAGGTTATATAATCCACCTGATGTAACTGGATTAGTGCTATTTTGTGTTGGTAAGCTATCGAATGTGAGAATGTTCTGTTTTGCACTTAACACATTCCCGCTACCATCTGTGATTGATCCTGCAACCACTAAGTTACCTGTTTTGCTTATTTCTATAATATTTTTTGGTATTGCCTGGGTTCCGTAGCCTATTTCTAAAAAATCGCCAGCTTTAGCTGAATTATATTTACCAAGGATAATTTGGTCATTAGCCGCCGCGGTTAAACCAGTTGTGCCAAAAGAAAAGATATTACTAAATGTTGAAGTTGATATATCATTGTTTTTAAGTATATTTTTATTCGGATTCCAGCGGAGTCCTGTGGTGTATTTGATTGTGGTTAGGGTTTCTGTGGTGGTGTCGCCTATGAAACCAAAGGCAAGATCCGCATTATTTGAAGCTTGAGTAATACTTGGTTTACCATTAGTTGTAGCCATATTATTAATAGCAATAGTAATAGCTGAATTAGTAACAGGATTAGTTGAACTTGCATTAAGTTGTGTATCCATATGATACTGGTCTAAGAAATCTTTATACTCATCCAAGAAATCATTAGTTGAGAGTCCTTTTCCGATGACCTTGTCCACCTTATTACTAAGCGTGTTCCCGTCTCCATCAATAATATCACCGCTTGCGGTTACATTACCAACTTCATTAATCTCAAATACATTTTTCCGAATAGTTGAAGTACCAAATCCTACTTCAAAAACAGATGAAGTTTTACCTATATTATATTTACCAAAAGCCGCACTGTAATCATTATTGGCTATTGTATTATTTCCAAAAGTAGATGAGTAATGTCCATTTGCTGCGGTATAACGTCCTGAAGCAAAAGAAGCATTACCTGATGCTGTGTTATTAACACCTTTATCATTAACTATTAAAGAGCCTATTCCTGTACCTACTTTAATTAAAGCATCTTCCATATTGGCTAAATATGCAAAGAAATCTTCAATAGGGTGTAAATCTGGCTCGTCAAGCCATCCATTTTCTTTAAGCCAGAGTTCATATGCGGAAAGGCCGTTTACGCCGTCAGTACCATTGGTTCCATTCATACCATTGATACCATTCTGACCTGCGGGACCAGTGATTTGTGCGAGTTGTTCAGGGGTTAATTCATCAAAACGCACGGTTATTGAACCAGCAGGTCCGCGTGTATTAATCCGTGTATCTTTACCATAATAGAAAACTTGTCCATTAGTATCAATCATAATAGGGAATGATGTCCAGAAATCCATCATAGGTCCAGTGTTACGCGGATCTGGATCCATAGTTGAGTTCTCTAATGTCCAAGAGGGGAAATAGTAATCGTCATTATTAGGTGGGATTACTAATTGCCCACTGTTATCTATACTTGGAGAACCAGGAATTGGTTCAGTCGAACCTTGTTGACCGTATAGATCATAGTCATTTGTAGTAAAATCACTCATCCTTTTTCTCCCTTCCTCAAAATATATTATATATAGAAATGTATGTATAAGTCTTACACATTTTTGTCCAAATAAAAAGAGCGGGAGTTGCTAGATTTTAAGCAACTCCCGCTTGGCACATTATTCAGAGATAACTTCTTCTACAGTTACTTCATTTGTAATAGTACAATTACGTACGGCTTTAATTTGATTAAGCGGAGTAGTTTGAAGCAGTTCGGCTATTTTTGCTTCTACTTCTTCAATAGTATCCGCGGTATAAACCTCGCCCTCACTATCTGCTAAAAATTTCCATCTGTCATTAGTTGTATTGGTTAATTTTAATAAAATAGAATACATGGGCAATCCTCCTTACTTAGTTATCTCTGTTGTTCCTGTACAATAGTAGGCATGTCATAATTCATAGCCTTTTTATATAATTGATATTGTTCTGCTTGTTGTAGTTCTTTTTCTACATCTTTAACAAGTTTTTCAACTTCAGTATATCCCGCGATATCACCTAAGTTTAATAATTCAACGCTCATGCTTTGGTATAAGGTTAATGTTTTCTTTTCCCATTTAACCCATTTATTCAATCCTTCTTCTATTGCTTGTTGACGAGTCTTCATGTCTACATCTTGACGAGTATAGTTAAGCCATGAGGAAGGAATAATGTTTGGATTTTCAAAACGAAAATCGGGAATTAGTTTGTTATATCTTACTATGTAGTAATGATATAATTTACGATATGCTTTATTTTCTTTAAGATAGTGTTTTTCGTGGCTGTTTTTGTAATCTTCCATACCGAGAAAGTCATAATAATTTGCCATTTGATCATGTACCATTAATCCTTTAACCATATGATTTAATAAGCCGGAAAAGATTTCTTCTTGAGTCATAAAGCAACACTCCTTTAACAGATTTTAGTAACTGTGATATCTACAATAGGATATGTTACATCTACATCATTACTCATTACTTGTAAGATAGTTGGACTATCGCAGCAGCGGCAGGTGTTGTTTTGTGATACTTGGACAAGAGAAGTGAATGATAGAGGTACGGTTGATCCTGCGGCTAAAGTTGCGGTTGCCTGACCCTGTGGCTGAACGATACCAGCTTTAATGAGTTCTATAGTGAGGTCTCCCGCAGCTGTACCCGTTGCGCTTGCATCAACTGTAACTTCATAGACTCCAGCTTTATTTAATTGAATGGTTGAAGGAGCAGATAAAACTGCTGTACATCCTTTTTGAATTTTAACATTGTTAAAAGGAATTGGTGAATCTGCTGTAACATCAATATTTACACTATATGCATCTAACATAGGTTTGCCCTCCTAAAATAAAAATAAGGGGCGTGTATTTTCTACACGCCCCATTGGTTATAAATTAAAGGCGTACTAATACGCTCATTAAGCTATTGGATAGCTTCCGCAACATCCACCATTGCAAAATGGATTAACTCCGCTTGTATAAGTAGTTGCCATTGGATATCTTACGACACCAGATACTGCCTGTGCAAGCTGAAGCTGATTAATTTGACCTTGAAGTGCTTCAATCTTATTCTGTGAAATAGCATCAAGGATTTTCTGTGTCTGTGCGGTTGTGTTTGCGTTGATCGCTGCAGTATTCATAGCTGCATCATAACGATTCTGAGCAATTCCCGCATTAATTCCTGCACTTGTTTCTAAGATCATTTGCTTAGTTGCGCAGCAACACTCATTTTGATTAGCGATTGTCTGTTGCTGTGCTACCTGAACTCCTGCAATATCTCTTGCCAGTTCAGAATACTTATCTGAAAGTGCGTTTACTGTGTCATGGAATGTCTGATTTGTAGCTGCTACACTTTGTGCGGTTCCCGCATTTACTGCGGCAAGGATTTCTCTCTGATTAGCCATTGTGTTCTGATTATCAAACCCTCTCTGAACTTCATTAGAAGTAGAAAGATTCTCATAACCAATAGCATTAGTAAATCCATTATTTCCCCAGCTAAATCCGCCGCCCATAAGAGCTAAGATTGCGAAAAGCCAGATGAATGAGTTATTACCTAACCCGCCATCGTTTAATAATGCTACATCAGAAGCTGATAAGCCTGTTCCTGTACCCTCCATTTTAGTTGCCCTCCTAAAATATATTATATTAAAACCTTAAAGGCTTTTTATCGAAGTTGATTAAGAATAGTGTTTGGATCTATTCCTTTTTGCTGCGCGAGTTGATAGAAAAGTTGTTTTGCATTCCCGCCGTTTTGCTGAACCATGTTATATGCCATCTTCAATCTTGGATTTGACTGTATCAGTTTGTTCATTAATACGTTGGGATTACTCGCATTTTGAACTGTTCTGTTAAGCTCTGCCGCCTCAGACAACGGTGCGCTTGACGATTGTTGTTGATTGAGTTGTTGGTATAGTCTGTTCATCTTTTGTTACGCCCTCCTGTGCGGGTTGCAGAATTTGTTTCAACATATCTTGCAACTCGTCTTTTCTTACATATTCTTCAAGTTTCAAAGGTTGCATTTCCTGCTTTTGTTCCGGAATTATTTTGTATCTTTGTGTGCTTGGTCGACCTTGTGAATCCGTAGTTTTTATATAGATCACATCTTCTTCTTCGCGATCCATCAAGATAACGCCATTATTAATTCCGTAAAGCGGATAAGCTTTTGCCCCAACTTCGCCATCTACCCAAAGAATATTGTTGTTTGTATCTATTGTCTTTGTTGGATAGATAGAAGGTTGCGGGTACATTGTATTATAATAAGGTTGTTGCATCATCTTTTTAGCCCTCCAAAATAAAAAAATGCGGATTCACAAATTGAATCCGCAAAGTAATACTAAATAGCGCGCCTAAAAATTTTCTTTAGTATTGCTTTGCCTATTATATATTAAAATGGTTGCTACTTAATTTAAGCAGTTTGTCCTAAAAATTTAAGCAAGTGGTAAAAAATTTTTGCTTAAATTTTAGGATGTGGTTTTGGTGTAGCGGATGGTGAAATCGAAATCAGTTATAGGCTCAGATGGTGGAGCTTCCATCCCAACACTTAACCCTACATGCAAAACAACTCTTATGAACGAATTGTAACTTAGACGTCCATCCACATACTGTGCATTATTGTAAGCTCCGCCGATTACTATAGAACCCATTGACACATCCCGTAGTTTAATAGTTGATGCGCTTATTGTACTATCTATGGTTATATATGTGCTTGTAACTGTAGGAACGTGATAACTTTTCTCATAAAGTGTACTTCCATCAATCCAAGTTCCCACCACATGCTCATCTGTACTGTAATGTACAGCAGGAACACCGCTCGGAGTCCATATTCCGCTGCCGGGAGTGTCGGTTGTTTTGGTGTATTGAATTGTAATATATGCATCATCACATGTACCGTTAATTTCAGGCGTATGGTAATATAAGTTTCCATTATAATATGATATTTTCATATATGTTTCATCTAGATAACGGTTACTATTAGTAAATGATACCGACACATCTATAAATTTATCTAAAGTAAAAGCTTCTAATATAGTCCAATCAGTTCTTGAGACATTCAAAGTTGAGTAATAAAACGTCTTTTCATATAACGGCTTCCCATCTGTCCATACCCCAACTTCTCGTTCCTCTTCACTATATATAATTGGTTGTATCGGAGTGCCGCCTGCTCCATAATTAATACCGACAACTTTATAATATTTTATTAGATAACTACTACCCCAACTACTAAGAGTAATATGTGTACTATCAACATAATTTAATACTACGTAGTAATAATTATCTCCACCAGTATCAAATATACCAAAATTAGTAGTGCCTGTAGTATCAATAGCAGATACAGGAATTATTTGAGTACTTTTATAATTAGGTTCGGCATTTGATGCAGTGATTATATATATAGCATCATAATTATCTAATGCACTTGATAAAGTTATAGTAGAAGATGAAGTTGTTCCACTTGTGTTTTCCCATAATACTGTTTCTTTGTATCCTAAACCAGGTTGAGGGTTACCACCGCCTCCACTGCCACCCATATAGTCGACGCCATTTAGTTTAAAAATTCCCATGTTTAAATGCCTCCTTTTAGCTCGTTTGTTTGGTGTAGCGGATAGTGATATATGCATCGTAGGTATCAGCCGCCCCCCAGTAGAGCCAGTAATATATATTATCTTCCGCAAGCCATGTAGCACTTATTGTGCTGGAATTGATATAGGTATTAATAACGTAGGCGGAATTTGACGTTCTGCTCACATAACTACCGCCGATTTCAATGATGTTCATCCCTGTTAATTCGGAACTCGGGATAAGCACAGTCGAGCTTGACACACTGGAAATGTTTTGCTTTTTGATCGTCTTTTCGTACAGTGTACTCCCATCAATCCATGTTCCTATTATTTGCTCGTTTTCACTATAATGCACCGCTGGAACTCCGCTTGGGGCCCATTTTCCTGATCCTGGGGTATCAGTGGTTTTGGTATATTGGAGGGTAATAGCATCAAGAGCTGTGTATCTATAAGTAAGTAAACTTATTAAATCATTATCAAATCCTCCTATTAGACCATTATAAATTGCTCCAGTAGTTTGCACACCAATAATTTCAACTAATTGATCTATATCACCTTTTGAAAAACTTGTATTATACCATTGATTTCCATTATTCATAATAAATGTAGAAGAAAACTCAAGTGTCTTTTGATATAACGGTTTTCCATTAGTCCATACCCCAATCTCTCTCTCATCCGTACTATATATAACAGGAGCAACAGTAGTGTCTGCAGTAACTTGATCTTTAATGCAATATAATATATTATCCGTTAATTTGCTTGCGGGGAGCGCATCATATTCTGCTTGAGTTACTTCTTTGTAACTTACAACTTGTGCAATTTTATTTGCGTCAAGTACAGAAATTCCATTGACATATACATCATCAACGTTTCCTCCGCCACCTCCGCCCGCTGATAATTTTACCCATTCTCCACTGAGTTTAACATATGTCATATCAACAGTATAGACACCACTAGTCACGGTGTATTGCACATAAAGATCGCCGTTTGAACCTTGCGCGGATGTTGGTGCGGAGGTGCCGCTTAATACCACCGTACCCTCGGGAGCGTATATTGTAAATGGAGTCCCGTTAACAGTGATAGTTGCCAATTCATCTCCGGTAAGCTGTGTTTGAGTTACTGATATAGTTGGCTGGGTTGGAGCAAAAAGCGTATTGATGTTCCCATCTACCGTAATGGCGGCGATCGGTGTGCCACTGGACAAGGTTGGGGATACACTAACTGTGCTCCCGCCTGTTGAAGATATTACATCATTGACTATTGTAATACCTGTACCTGGAGTAAGGATGTTTTGTTTAGTAGCAAGATCCGCCTTTTTAGCTAACTCTTGTTTTTCATCTATTGTAGGCATATGTTAAATCTCCTTTCCTTTCCTTTATTCTCCTTTAAGTAAAAGCACCTCTAGCTGATATATACGTGTCTGTTCCGGAAAAGCCGGTATCTTGCGGATCGAGTTAGAGATGCTTTTACTTAAAGGCCCAATGTAATTAAATACATTGGGCTTTTATTATTTATTCATTTTTATCAAGTGGAATATACACACTATATAAAAAGCATACTGCTGTTATATTTTGTTCAGAATTGTTAGTTATAACTAATTTATTATTATTAATTTCAACAGTGGCGAGATTATCATTTCTATTAAAATAAGTAATTCCGCCCCATTGATCCACTAAACAAGCCACACCACTCGCAGAGGCGGTTTCTCGCCCGATTATTATCAAACATTGAGTTGGTGAAATAGTTATTTGACTATTAGGTTTAATATTATAACCATAATTTCTTGAATCCATTATATCTTTTTCAACTACATTATGAACAAAATTTGTTGTTGCAATACGTTTTGAGTTATTTATTATTTTTGGATTTGGTGCGGTAGGAGCGCCATGAAAATGAGGATTAGTTAAATTAGCTTTGTTATTAATTAAACCTAAAGTTATAACATCCATTTATCTTTCCTCCTCATTTACGGCTTTTTCTTCTTCGGTGGGTACTTCTTCTGTCTTATCGGTTAAAGGCTCTATTTGGGCTTTCTGCGAGGTCACGGGGGCATTTAATGAGCGTGTGTCGGTGGATTTGGTGTATCTGAGTGTAAGAGTTGCGCTAAATGAGCTCCTGTCTGAAAATGTGGCACAAGTTATATTTGTGGCATCCACCCAAAAATCCCATTGATTTGGAAAACTATTCGATGCATGGGACAAATTATAGTAGTTTGTTCCCGTTGTAACATATCCTGTATAAATCATTATGATATCAACATTGGAGATGTTGTGTGCAACCGTTTTCTCTGCATTATTTGGTAGCGCACCAAATTGAATAGTTTTCTCATACAAGTCACGTCCATCCACCCACGTCCCCACAATCTGTTCTGCTGTACTGTAAACGTGCTTGCTACTCTGTATCAAATCCACCAACGGCTGATACCCCTTTGCTATATACTCAATCTCCATATCTCCTGTACTGCTCTCTATGTGGTTATACCCATTAAGAGATTTGATGGGGAGGTTGGTGGGGGTGACGAGTGAGGTTGTGGGAGTGGCAACCTTGTACGCT